TATAGACAGTTAAGGGATTTAACGGGCCGACAATCTGAAACAGTTGATTTAAATTTTAGCGGTTCATTATTTCAAAGTATTAAAGTAACTGAAAGTGGAACTATAAGCGCTATTACTTATACGAATGATGAAATGGCAGGCATAATGGAAAGTAACGAAGCGCGTTTTGGCAAAGACATTTCAACAGTTTCAACAGATGAACGCGAATTAGGCGAAACGGCCGCACGAAATGAACTATTAGCAATTTTAGAAGAAATCGATTTACTATAATGTACGTAACACAAGATATAATAACCGAACTTATAAAGCAGATTGATACTGCAATGGCCGCCGTAAATGTAAACGTTAACGGTAATGGCATAGCTGTAAAAGATACTGCGGGGCAGGTTGTTACTTTGAATGTTACACAAAACGGCACACGAAACTATGTTGGCATCACAGACACCGCGCGAACGGGCTATTATATCCGTGTTAATGGTATTGTTTCGGAAACAAGAAAAGCCGCGAATACTAAGCGCGGAAGTTGTGGTATCGAATTGGATGTGCGTGTTCCATTTAAATTAGTTTTTTGGAACTTATGCGCTGACCCGCGTTTATTATTAGATTCGGTTAAGTTTGCGCTTTACGGTGCGAATTTTAAGGGCGTACAATGGCAATACGCAATAGTTAACCCGCGTTTGTTCCCGGTATCAAATGAAATATTGCCTTGGGTAGTTTACGCTGCTGAAACAGGCAAAGATGCAAAGACATTGCAAAGTTTAATGCAAATAGTTAGTATTGATTTTGAATTAAGATATGATTTTAGCCTTACAGAAAAATGTAAGCCGTTCACGATATGTTAAGATTCACTATGCCGCCATTTTCGCTACCTTGGGGCAATTAGTAGGGGGTTGGAATCAATACCCCCTTTTTTAGAAAATATTTAATTTTATATATATGGCTTGTTGTAATTGTTGTGAAAATACGTTAAATTTGGGCTGTCTTAACAGTTGTGATGCTGTATTTGATACAGGCATTATAGCAGATGCAATAACTGAAGGTAGATGGTATTTAATATTAACATTTGGTTCTATTTCTATTACATATTTTATAGATGTAAAAGATGGTGATGCTATTATTTTTGATATGCCAAACTTAAACGAAAACTACACATACACAGGTCAAATAATAGGTCACGATGGCGAAATTGTAAATATTGAAGTTGATGGCATTGAATACGATTGTATTGAATTTAGTACTAAAGTAGGATTATATAATAATCAAATAAACTTATAAAAAATGATAGACATAGTAAAATTAGCTAACGGTAATGTCGCTTTGTATGATACAGCAAGCGGTGATTTTTTAAGCAGTTTAAGTCCTGATATTGTAGAAATACAATGTAATATAAACGGAACTGTTAAAGTTGTTCAAGATAACGGTAATGTTGAATACTTTGACCCTGCAAACATTTCTAATACACAGGTTTTGCCAGCTGCTGCAATTGCGTTTACAGGTAATTGCGCTGACCTTGCTTTACTACTAAGTACAGATTTTTTTTTTGTAGTTAGCGGTGGCGGTGTTAGTGATTTAGCTACTGTATTAGCTGCTGGTAATTCAGCAGGTGCTAATGATATTGATTTGAATGGTAATGATTTGTTAAATGTTGCACAGATAACAGATAGTTCTGGTAATTTTGGCAATTATGGCGATTATTTACAAAGCACAGGAAGTGTAATTGAATGGCAAGGCATTGTTTATACTGTTGAGCTTATGGATGCCTTAACGGTGGATTTTTACGCTCCATACGACCTTAAAATAAACAGTACTACAAATATAAAAAACGCTCCGACCATTACAATTCAAGACGATGGAGCTGCTTATACTTTGACTAACACTATTGCAGTAGGTAGTAAAATAACGGTAACGGCATCGGTTGCAGGGGTTACAAATCTTAACATAACAAAAGCATAAATTATGATAGGGAACTATATAAAAGCGGTTGCAACTGCTGTAAGTAGAACAACGGCACAGCTAATGAAAACTGGTCAGACAGTAAGTTATCGTACGGGTGATGATGGCGACTTGGAACGTGGAAGAAATGTAAGTTTTACGGTGCTTGCTGAAAATAATGTTTTTGGCAACACAAACAGATTTACTGATGAGTTAGGTGGTCAGACATACACAAATAATATCGTTATTGATTGGTCAACTTATAATGGTAGTACGGTTTTGGGTTGGTATAGATTAGGCGATAATGGTGTTGTAGCAACTTGGAATCAAGCAATAGATTTATCTTTAGCTTTAAGTATAGGAACATTTACAACTGGGTGGAGATTAGCAAATATGATGGAATATATGAGTATTTGCAATTTTTCAGTTTCACGATTTATAACATATTCACCAATAAATGCACCTAATTCTAATAATTCTTATTGGTCATCTACAACAAATACAGGTGGAACAACACAAGCATATAGACTTGATAATTTTGGCTTAGGTTCATCTAATGCAAAAACAGGTACTGCCAAATGGTTAGCTGTCCGCACTTTCACCGTAACTGGAACAACACTTTCATAACATAAAAAAATAATATAATGACATACAAGTTTCCACAATTTCAAGTCGAAATCACAGACCCAACTATAAGCATAAACCTAAACACTATTTCAGATAAGGCGCTTGACAAACTTTTGGGAGTTGACGTACTTTTGACAACTGCTTCCGCTCAGTTCGGTGTACGTGCTGAGGATATGCCATATACAGATACTTGGGATGATGCCGACATTCCCGATATGGTAAATAATTGGTTAGCTCAATTTATTGTCTAATGCTATCCCTTATAACACTATCAATATTTGCAGCCTTTGCAATTAAGTTTTTGCATTATTGCATTGGTTCACCTATTCAAGGTGAATATTATTCTGGGCGTATATTTTCATCTTACGGCGCTTTTATTTCTAAACTGTACTTAGACTTCGAAGCCAAAGAAAAAAGCCGCGTATGGGCGAATTATAACGCGTGGAAACAAAAACGCGATATTGAGCTAAAGGGTCAACTTGAAAATAAAACCGCTGAACAAGCCGATAGTATTTACAAAGACTATTTGCAGCAAGTTGAACACGTTTATAATGATGTCGAAAACAATATGAAAAATAACCCGTGGTCAATGCTTGGCGCTTGCCCTATTTGCTTTGGTACATGGGTTTCACTATTTACATTTACATTCTTTGTTATATTCGTTCCCCTGCCGTGGTGGTATATCTTCATTGGTACACCAACCGCTGTTATTGTTTCACGCTATATTAAAATCTCATAATGGATTCCCTGAATATTACCGCCGATTCTTTACGTATTGCAGCTGATTCGCTTAACTATTTTATGAAAGTTTTGCCCGAAATTAAACAGCAACTTTTTATTTTAAAGCCGCTTATTATTTGCCTCAGTTTTTTACTATTAGTTGATTTCTTAACAGGCGTTAGAAAAGCAAAAGCATTAAAAGAAAAAATACAGTCGCGCGGTTTTAGAAGAACCATTTCAAAAATGAATGATTATTGTTTGGCAATTATTTCAAGTCAAGTTTTTACCTGGATGCTTGACCTTGAATTTACGCTTAGTTATTACGTTGCTTTATTTGTTTGTGGCATTGAGCTAAAATCAATATTCGAAAATGTTTCACAAACTACAGGCGTGGACATTATCGGTTATTTTAAAGGCTTTATTCCTAACCCTAAAGATATATTAAAAAAGCCTGCAAGCGATAAACCTGCAGGCGAATAATTTACTGTTTTGCTCTTTTGTTTTCATGTGTTCTCAGGCCGTTGCGTAGTGATATGCAGCGGTTTTTCTGTTTGTGCTAACTTATGAAAGTTTCTAAGCCAAAGTTCATTTACTATTATATAGCCGTTATTATAAAACTTTTTGTTTTCGCCCGCTTCAAATAATTGGCGTTCAAAAGTTTCTTCAAATGTCGGTAAATCTTTCATTTCTTAGCTATCAGTATTTCGTGTGTTTCAAATTTTATTAACGCTGCAACCTGTACTACTTTGTGACGCTTAAAAAATTCATCAGCATCGTGTTCTATGTCATTAACTACAACCGTATTTCTATCCCATAGCGCAAACTCACAATGCAATTTAAACCTATCATTCATTTGAGAATGAAACAAAAATAAGGGTATATAATCATTTGTTTTAGGTAGCTGCCTTGTTAGGTCAAAATTTAAGCATTTGTAATGGTTGCAATAAACAGGCCAAACAGATAATTCAGTAGGTATCATTCGCTGTATGTCACCCATCCCAACGCCTAAAGTTCTGTTATGAAATTCGCTTGTATCCTGATTAGGAAACAATTTATTCACCGCTATCGCTACGCAGTTCATTTTGTGATTTATTAAAAGCTACATAAGTTAATTTTTTGCATTCATCT